CCCGTTTTGGCCTTTAACAAGGCCTTGGGGCTAGGATATGCGCTAGCCCTCTCGCTCCGGAGTACCGTATTCTTATCCTCGCATCTGCACTTCTAGAGGACGGATTCTGGTACCCACTTCCAAACGAACCGTGGTGGTTCCAAGGAAGAATCCTTCAACCATTGGGCACCCTTCAACGTGTCCACAAGTACGCCGTCAGAACTTTCGACGAGCGTATATGCCGCCTCACCAGCTGGAGGGCTGGTAGGCAGGTCACGGGCGTCAGCCCGACCTGTGGAGCTGGGGTAGCTACCCCAGTCACACAAACGTCTAAGGTACGCTTCATTCTCGCAGGCAATCGTTAAATCTAGCTGTTTTGACACAGCTACGATTGCGCGAACCTCCCAAGAATGAAGTTCTGCTTTGTGACGTCTCTTCAATCCTATCCAACGGATGCGAGGCGCATCATCAGTATCTCTGATCCAACCGAGTACTGGTGATTTTGGTGAAACGAACGGAATATCATAACCCCGTAAGCTTCTTACCTTACACATAGCAGACCTGAGGTACGCCGCTGTCGCAAAGAAGCCCCGTTGAAATAAGAGGGCTTCATTAGCAAAAAGCGATATTAGCGCATCTCTTGGTGAATGAGATTCTGGCGTATATTTAAAATACGTCGGAGTAATTTCCACGCCTTTATAGGCATGACGGCCACAGGATTCCCTAAAGCTCGACATCGCGTAACTCTTCTCGGTATTAAGCTTCATCCCGAAAAGAGGCAGGTAGTCGTAAACAGCCTGCACACACGTCGTTGGCAATATTATATCATCACCGTATACGTATATGCGTTGGGCATCCTCATGTGGCACATCGGCTAGAGACAAGATAGCCTTGATCAATACAAAATGGACCAAGGCCATCACAGGGAAACACACAGCGGACCCCATCGGTGCGAATTTCTCGCATGGAAGCTTATTCGGGAAGTCAATAAGGTCATCAGGTAGTTCGATGGTCCTAGTTGACAACGCCATTAAGGCATCACACATGTCGGGACAATCGTGAAAGAGGTATCTCACAAGAGTCCGCGACACACGGTCCGAAGCTTCCGACATATCGATGGTTGCAAACTGGCGGGTGAGCGATGCTTCCACAGCCATCGCTCCATTAACAGACTGATCATCGAAATTGATTAAACCCTTTGTAAGGGGATCAGTCTGCAGCCGATAGTACATGGCTCTCTTGACCGCCTGCTGAAGATATTGTGTTTCCAATTCCTCTATGCAAATCCCTCGCGGCTTGCCGAATGTCTTCGGCACGAATTTAAAACGCGAGGACGGCGCGTCAGCGCCTTCCAGAGCCTTATAGGCTAAAGATCCGGTCACGACGTCCCACGGATGTGAATAGAAATATTCCACATACGGAAAAACGTCGTCAAGTTGCTTATACAGAACATGCGGCCGGTATCGCACATCCTTTCGTCTCGGTTCGTTCGTGGCCCCTGGCCCAGGTCGAGGCACAAAAAGATCAGTGTCGAACTCTGGATCCATATCAGCAAAGAGTCGTTTAACGAGCTGACGAGCCCTAAGCAGAATGGGGTAGATCGGTTCCGAAAAGAAATCGATATAACGTAAATCTATATCGGTCTCGACGAAGCTCCAAAGCTGCTTCTGGAGCGTACTCGGCTTGTATGGCCCTCGGAGTTTCTTGAAGGCGTGACACAGCTGATAAAGACACTGCATCGATTCAATACAAGACGCGTCATCACGGCACTCAACAACCGTAGAGAACAGCCGCCGTAGAAATACGGGGTGCTTCCTACTCCTCACAGTTTTAAATGAGGTGTAAGACGGTTGACCAGTCTCCAAGTAAAGAAGAAATTCAGAAAAGAGACTGGGAAGTGTCTTAGTTGCAAAACTAAGTCCTTCATTGGCGTATCTGCGACGCAATGTTGCTACGTCACGAAGATAGTCAGCTTGCCGATAATAACGAAGACGTTGATTAGCGTCGTCAAGCATAGCGAGCAACAACCCTAGAACATGGGTCGAATTACGTTCGCAAAATGCTTTGAGCTTTGCATGCTCAGACGACGACGATTGACCATTCAATCGGTTTCGCTTTGGCTTTTCAAGGTTGCCCATAGGGTTAGCCTTCCAGCCATAGGTCTACATAACCAACGCATCTCCCCGAAAGGAGGTTAAAACAAGATGCTCACCAGTTTAATAATGATGAGCAACACGAGCAAGGTCTTCAACAGACTGACGTACCTGGACATCAAATGATGCCAAGACGCAGGCTTTGAAGGACGTTCGCTTCGCCCAATGCATCTTGCAGCAGAACATGCTGCGGGGTGAGCTCAGCGACAGTGAAAAGCTCGTGCGCCGTCATGGTATAGTTAAACACGACGGGGTACAAATCATCAGTCTCGGTATCCGCTGCCGGATGCAGGTTAATACGACACTGCAAGAGGCTACGGATAACGGGAGAACGGTTATCAATCTTTGCTACAAGCAAAGATCGGGCTGCCAATGATGCAGCAGACTCAATGTAATCGCCTTGAAGCGTTTTGGCGTTTGGGGTCAATCCCCGATACGTGAAAATGCGAGAGCCGACACCATCATTGAGGGTGACCGGACTGGTAAATAGACCCATGGACTTTCTCCTTGTAGTCATATACATAAAGCGTTAACGCACGCTGTTAGCGCCCCAGACTTCGGGGAGGAGCCAGAAACCGTTAGAGCCAGCAACGAACAAGCGCCACCAAATTTGATGCCTGTACATCTGAAGGCATCTTCAGGCGTGGTAATGCCGGACCTCGGTCCGGTGTGACCACACGGCGCTCATAATAAGAATAGCGGTACCCGGAAAAAACCCGGGGTTTGGTCGTGCCAGGCATGAACTGTAAGTTGATGCCCAACCAGACCAACCGCGCGTCAGACACGCTTTGCCAAGCAGCCTCTCTTTCATAGAGGACAGACTCACAATACTGCGTGAGGCTCAGCTCAACGTTTGGATCGTCTGACATTGCATGGAGACTGTCAGCTATAGCGGCGAAATAATCCGCCACAAAGCTGAAAGGTAGCGCATTCCACACCACCTCGGCTGAAAGGTCTAGGCCCCACCATCGCCTAAATGCTGCGAGGGCAGGACGAAGTTTATACGAATACATATATTCCATATTCGCAGTAAACTTTGCTCTTACTCTCCGAACCCATTGGAACCAATAGTCATTTCCGGAACCAATGGGTGAAGCATAAGCTTCATCATCGAAAATCGATTCGGTGTAATGAGCACTCTGCGGTGCAAGCCCTTTTTGCTTAAACTTGGCTTGCTCTCGCTGTACAATCTGACCCAGCTGCTTGTGAATGTTCAGTAAATCACTAACAGTAGGGTCTACAGCGAATTGCTTTGTTAAATAAAGCGCCGCAAGACCCCTGGAGCTCACATCAAGGCCACGTGCAATACGTGGGATATCACCGATAGTTGAATCATTGGTGAAATCTGATGCTCTTTTCAGCACCTTCCTCAAGGACGTTAAGTTGTTCGACAATGAACGATAATCTATGTTCATTATCCCTTTCGCAATATCACGAAAGTCTTTGAGCTCAAAAATCGAGTTCAAAAGAGCAACACGCCCCTCAAAACGAGGTTGCATGCTTCTCCAAGCCCTTCTACGCGCACCATCGCACGCGCTAAAAACGGAATTCCCAACTTGGCTGCCTTGATTTACCCAGGCAACCACGGAGTTTGATGCTCCTAACTTGGGTTCCTCTGGTTTTACGTACGGCGAACCGTGTAATAGATTGGGATACTGGTAATCCCGGTAGATAAAACTAATCGGGAACATAAAACCCAGCACCTTTTCGTTAACGAATTCGTTGTACAGAGGACGTTTCCGTTCAGTGGACCAGACACGCTGCTTTGAAGTCCAAGCAGGATCGAGAGAAAATGGGATAGTCGCTAACTCGCGGCTTTCCTCAGCTTTAGGCCTGAACCATGATAATTCTGCACGGCTCTGGTCTTGTGATGAAAAGGTATAACCTCTCCATAGCTGTCTCCCGGTCTCGATACCATAATCAGTATCTAGCGTCTGTTCCTTCTCCATGTGTTATTCTCCTTTGCTGGTACAAAGTTATTGTCGGCACCCCGGTACCATACCGGGGG